AAAAAATGGCTGAATATAATCGTTCTGGCGGTAATGTTGCTCGGCCTGTTAGGGATGTTTCTAAAGCTAGTCCACAACGAAAATTTACCAGAGGTAAGTTCCTACTCAGAAAGGCCACCCAAATCCTTTCAAGTATGCCCCCTTTAAAAGATAAGCAAGGTCGCCCAACGCCTAGTGCAATGCAGTTTAAACGTTGGGATGCCCCAATGCCTAAAAACATGTCTGACGTTAGACGACTAAAACAAATTGGTCAAAATATCGTAGAAAAATATAAGAAAAAATAATTATAACTTTTTCATACGTCTATAAAATGTAGGTACTGAAACACCTCTAAAAGAGCATGCCTCACGTATATCAATACCACTTTCAATGTCTTGCATAACAAGCTTTACTCTTTCGTTACTTATTTTCAGTGGTCGACCTGTTAATTTGCCTTCACGCTTTGCCTTTTCTCGTCCTTTTGCGGTTCTTTCTAAAATATAATTACGTTCAAGCTCTGAAAACATAGCCTGCAATTGATAAAAAAATTTTCCCATTGGCGTATTTGTATCAATGCCTGTATCTAAAATTTTTAGATTAACTTTATTTTGTTTTAAGTAATCTAATATATTCAGCGCATCTTTTGTATTTCGCCCTAGCCGATCTAGCTTTGTTACCATCAATGTATCGTGTTCTCGCAAGTTTTCTAAACAGTCCTGCAATGCTTCTCGTGATAAATTTTTACCTGATTTTTTTTCCTGGTAAATATATTGTGCCCCATTTTTTAATAAATCTTCTTTTTGTCCGTCTAAACTTTGTCCAGTAGTAGACACTCTGGCATAACCTAAAATCATAAACTCTCCTTTAAATCTAAAATAAAAGACTCCATTTTATTTATAAGTTCACTCACATGATTATATCTAGCTTGCGGCTGCTTTATGTTTCCAACATGGTATTGTTTTTTTTCTTTAACTAAAATACCTACTAACTCCTCCCCTATTATTTTTATATCGCTTAATTCATAACCAGGGTTTTCGTAAATGTACCTGTTTATTTCATTTTCAAATTCTTTATGTTCCATGTAATCAGTATCCTTACCCGGAACAAGGTTGGAAATTATTTTTATCATATGCAATCACTCCTTACCTTTATGATAAGCCTTTTTTTGTATTTTGTAACTTCTATTATCATAAATGGCACTTTTTTATGGCTTATGAGAATGTACTTATGATAATGGCTTATGAGAATGATATTTACGTATAAAAAAAATATATATGTATTTTCTCTGTTATTTATTAAAAGTTATAATTTATGAGAACGCAAAAAACATTGATACATGTAAACAAAAAATTAATATTTAATTGCAGTAATGAATATCGTGACTCCTTTTATTAATAAGTACCTGTGAATCACTTATTAATATAAGTTTGGTAAGTACCTCTCAAGCACTTATCATATTCTTGGAGTCACGAAAATGTTTTTTTGCCATTAACAATTATATTGATTAATTGTTTAATTATTTTTTTGAAACTCCTACTGGCTTTGATTAGTTTACTGACTTGATAAGCCAGTAGGAAAAATGATCTACTTAAGACATCTATCCTACTATTCACAACGTGTGATATCAGATGATGTGATGGCTAATGGGTTTTATCATTATTAAAATAATAAATTATAAAACTAACAAAGTAAAGGGCAATGATATAAATGAAACAGGAAAAAACATTGCCCTCAAATATGCTTTAAACATAATTATAAAAGTAAATTAGTTAAACTACAATTATAAAAACGGGTTAGCATTAAATGTATTTACTAACCCTAATTTACGAAGGAATTTTCATTATAACTGTTGTTACAATTTGGTAAAATGAAAATTGCAAGAAAGTAGCTATAATTAAAGAATAGCCGCCACAATTTTTTTCTTTATAACATATACATGTTCTGAATTGTTTTTTTAATTGGGTTCTGTGGCGGCAAACAAATTAAAACTAAATAGTTATGGTATTGTAAAAAATAAAAAAGATTATAAGCATTAGTATAAATTCATGTCAAATTACTAAATTTTTGTAAAATAATCCAGTTTTAAACGTATTGCCGAGTTTAGCAAAACGATAAGTATACTTAAAGTTGTATAAAATATAGTTAATACGGTGTATACTTTATTTTATAAAATATAAAAAAAAGGATTCACACTATGAAAATTTTACTTATTCTTTTGTTAACAGTAACATCTTTAACTTATGCTTCTACATACGTTAATGGCTATTACAGAGCTGACGGCACTTATGTTAATGGCTATTATAGGTCTGATTCTAACGGAACTGTTAGAGATAATTACTCTTACAAAGGAAATACAAATCCTTATACAGGTAAAAAGGGTACAAATAAATATAAAAACGATAAAAGTAGCGGTTATTATTACAGCTATTAATTAATAACTGCTTAATATTTGTAATAATAATAGTATTGTAAAAAATAAAAAACATTATATATATTTTGTAATAGAAGCAATTTGCATCTATAATAATATGCAGTAAATTGACGTTAAAACTTGGCATGTAAATGTTATTTAAGTGTTAACAACAATTCTTAAGGCCCAGTCAAATTAAATCGCAATCACTATCACTGGGCCGCTAATTCCTCTTTAAATATATTCTAATAAAATATTATTTACAAATTTATTTTGGGTCAAAAAGCATAAAGTTATTGCTATTTGTATGTCTGCAATCTATGTGTAACCACGAAACATTACGCTCAATTGCTTTTATGTAGGGATACTCATACTTGTTGTCAAATATATGCTGCCTCATCTCCTCAGCCGACATATCTTTACTAATAATATCAACAGCTCGACCTGAAGCATGTTGACTTGTAGGGCTATAGTTTTTCATACCCTCAACACGTAATCCTGACTCATGCCTATCCCCACCGTAGTACCAGTTGTTTATTGTAAGCGGAATACCTAAGTTATCTCTTAGCTTTTGACATGTTTCTATTATACGGCTATCTATTTGCCATAGTGCTCTATGGCCATATTTATCCCATGTCTCTTTAGCAATAAATTCGGGCAGTATAAAATTTTTTGTTATGTTTTCCATTAGTTCACATTTAAGAATATCATATCTAAACTAATTAGATTACCATTTTCGAATTCTATTATTGCTTCGTCTAATATATCTTCCGACTTTGCGTAAAAGTCATAGCTGCCATTTAATGGGCTTACATAGCAAATTTTAATATTTCTTAAATCATAGTATTCTAAGTCGTCTATTTTAGTCTTTATCATATAGCTTGTAAGCAGCCCACAAACCACCAAGACCAGTTATAATGTTTTTCGCTATTTCTTCTGGTAACCAATGACTTAGTATTAATACCAATATACCAGTTGCTTCAATTGATTTTTTTTTGCCTTGATTAAACACACGATCAATAACAATCCCTGCAATATTATTTAAATTCATTTTTTCTTTCCTTTCTTTATAGAGTAAGCAATAGCTAATGCCTGCTTTATTGGTTTTCCTGCCTGTAGTTCTGTTTTAATATTTTTTTCAAAAGCTTTTTTAGATTTTCCATAGTCTAGTGGCATGACTCCTCCTTAGTGATTCCATTTATTCATAAGTTCTTTAGTAGCCTTCTCAGCAATGTCACGGTTTTTTTGTGCGGCCATAGCTTCTCGATGTTTTTTATTCTTAGCTATTTCCTTGTCATGTTCTTCATGCGAAAGGTAAGTAAGTCCTTCTTTTCTTTCTACATCTCTAATCTGCGCCATACTTAATCGCTCTGAACCGCCTCTAGGGTCAACAAACTCAGTAAACCCATGAACTGATATATTGGCATTTCCAAAATACTGTTTGCAGTTAGTTGACTTACAATTACTACAATTAACATGATGTGAGTCCGTAAGTCCAAAATAAAAGTCTTGTATGTTATTACATGAATAACACTTGTAACTATATAGAGGCATTTTGTACCTCATATATTTTTTTAAGAAAAAACTGCTTCATTTCGTGTTTGCGCTTTTCGTTTGGGTTTACTTCCTTACCATTAATAACCTTGTAAAACATCTCTTTACTTATATTAAACTGTTTTGCAACAAAGTCAGGGCTTAAATCTGATTTTTGATATAAACTTTCTAATTCTTCTGGATCAATACCAGCTTCAATATATTTATCAGCTACCATTTGGTTTAGCGTGTTTTTTACCCATGAAAATTCAGAACGCATTTCATCAAACTGTTTACCGATTACTTGCATCTGATCGTAAAGTGCATAATTAGTAGTATTACTTTTTATGTCATTTATATCGTTAAATAATTGTCTATAAAGCTGTGTTAGCTGATCAACACTAAGAGGAGCATTAACTGTTATATCTTCTAACGCCTTTTTTTTAGTTGCTGTATGAAAATCAAGTGACTTATTTAAAACTTGCTCTACAACATTATTAATTCGTGCATCAATAGATTTATTAACAGACTTGAACATGTCGCCTACTTCTGCTCTTAAATTGTTAATTGCTACTGCTGTATTTGGGTCATTCATTTTTTTCTCCTTAATATTTCTTTGGTTTTTTCTTTTTATTCATTTATGCTCGTCCTTCCACGTAATCACGTAATGTCAACCTGTCATCAGTCATTATAAATGCATCTGCTGGCGACTTAACTTTTATGTCTTTGATATGTCTTATTGCATACTGGACTGCGTCCACTGAGTGGTCGTCTTTTTTAACGACTTTAAACTCATCATTGTTTGCATGTAGCGTGTCTACATATCTATAATTTTTATGCTGATCTATAACGTAAGGAAGATGATCAAAAAACATTAATTTGTTTTGCCATAACAATTTATTAATTAATAATATGTTTCCAGACTTTTCTTTTTTAGCCTCAATCAATCTCAAACCTTCAGCCTGTAAATCTTTCCACCATGAACCATAATCACGATCAGCCACTTTCATCGAGTAATCAGCAATGATTGGCATTGGCCCATATTTATTGCAAGCTTCTACAATCTCACTAACTAATGGCTTAGATTTATGCCACTCGTCATAGATATATATATTGCCTGTCTCATCCTTAGCTAAAAAAACAATAGATGTATCTACGCGTGTACCATGGTCTAAACCAATACACTTGTACCAATGTTTTTGTATACGTTGCTTAGGTATTATGTGATGGTCCATCAAGCAGTCATATACAGCATTTTGTACGCTATCCCAATTACCTTCTAAAAACTGCTTTATATAACTTGGTGGGTAATTCTCTTCCATATTTTTTATATAATCGGTAGGAAGATTTTTTCTATTACTATAAGTAGATGCACGAATATACATACAATCATCTGGGAGATCTTGATCATGATATCGCTTTTTACACCAACCAAAACGTGGGTTACCTTCTGTAAATATAAGCTTTTTTGGTAATGCTGTACCTCTTAGCCGACCTAACGCACCTAAGAAATGCTCTTCTTTAAGTTCTTCAGCCTGACACATAATAACCGCATCAAATGAACTAGATAGAATCTTTCTAGGGTCATCAAACGATCTAAAAATTATGCGGCTATTGTTTTTAAAGTGAAATTCGTTATCTGACTTGCTATGGTAGTAACCATATTCTTCAGGCGGAAACGCTTCTTTAAACTGCACAATACAAGTATCTTTAAGCTGTCTATAACTGAAACGTGTCATAAGCAATTGCACGTCCTTATGCTGTGAACATAAATAATAGGCAATAATAATAGAAATAAAACTTTTACCTGAGCCGTATCCTCCCCAGAAAGCAATCTCTCTCGGGCAGTCATCCCGCATAAACATTTCTTTATTAAAAACGTTAGCAAAGATTTTACTCTGATTTTGATTAAGCCTTATTTTCATTTAAAAATATGTTTAAATCCTTTAGCTCCCCACGTTTAAATTGTTTCCGTTTTTGGAGAGTTCGACTAAAAAACGTGTATGTGTCATAGGCTTGTCCATTGCTACACTTGCCTAAAAACACCCAATCAATAATTGAATCTTCAAACCTATATTTTTTACCTTTATTGAATGTAATCATAAACGATTCCCAGCAATCTCTTCTTGCTCTTGTGCACGGTCATATATATCTTTTAAGTTTTCTTCTTTTTTTAATGCATTTATAGGGTCTCTAAAAGACTTCCAATAAAACGTCATTCGTAATGTAAGTAGAGTATTAATTATAATCGTGCCTGTAATAACTGCACACAATAACAGTACGTATAGAACATTCCATAAATCAAAAACAATACGGTCACTTAAATCTAAAATCATTTTTCTATCTCCTTTGCTTCAGCATCATAGGTAAGCACAATCTCATGTTTAGGTTGTATCATTAGTTGCTGGTCTTCTTGATAACCACGCTTTTTACCTCTAGTTTTTAGAAAAAAAATAGTGGCAGCTGCATTACCTTGGGTAATTTGCTTATATAAAGATGACTCAGCCATATCAATAACTATTTCTCCAACTTGTTCACATGAAAGCCTATATTCCTCATCCTCTTTTAGCCATTGATAATGTGTCCATCTAGAAATACCTACTTTCTTACAAGCATGTGTTACTAAGCCTAAACAAGCTTCTAGAGCTGCTATCATTGCTTTTTTATTTGCGTTAGTTTTTGTGAGATTCTTACTCATTACGAACTTCTACCTCAAAGCCTCTATCTTGTAGTTCATTTAACAAAGACATAATCTCGTCTTGATTTTTACCACTGACCCTTAAAACAAACTTATTTTTAAGTTGTTCTGTATTCTCATAAAGACTTTTATCTTCAGTTAGCTCACTGATATCCAAATCAGGTAAATCATAACCCCAAGAATCCAATAACTCGGGCTCCCATTCATTAGCCAATATATCCTCATCCCAAGACCCATAGTTAGTATTTTCTATGACAATAATTTTTTGTAACGTTTGTGCATCTACTTCGGGATCAATAACTTTACATTTAATATGCATGTAGCCTAATTCTTTATAAGCTTTCAATCGCATATTACCCGACAAAACAACATAGGTATCATTATGTGGTATAACTAACAGTTCTTTAATTTCGTTTAAGTCTTTTTCAAATAAACTTGTTTTTAATTTATTATATGCATGCTTATCTATACGCCTAGGATTAGCAGGTACACCCTTGTCTTTTAGCTGGCCTACATTATTACGTAAATCTTTTATATTTAATTTTTCAGTTCGTGCTAATATTTGCATATTTTTTTTCATAATATTTAAAAAAAGTACGCAAACACTTCTATTAATAATCTAAACTAAAAAAAAATCTAAATCAATAAATTACTTCTTTATATAATCGTATAAAATTACTTCGACGTAATTTCTTTTGATAAACTCAAACAAAGTACTCTCTGGAATATCTAAGTGTTTAGCGATTTCACGCCAACTCATATTTTTGTTTCTTAGTCTTTTATACAGATCAATGTTGTGTTCATATTTTTTCATTGCATCTATATTATTACATATAATTATAATGCGTGCAATATTCGTATGTATGAAATTATTTCAATATATATATACTTGATTTACACGATTATTAATCGTATTATATATTCATGCTTAAAAAAAAGGAGAAAAAAATGAAACAAGCAACCACAATATATACAGAGATAATAGACAAAAGCGAACAGGTGTATGAGATACACGAAATCAAACAAGGTATTATAACTTTTGTGAGAAAAAAAGGAGTTTAAAAAAATGAAAAATTCAATTACAGAAAATAAAAACCAAGCCTATTTATTTATATTATTTAATTTAATAATGATTAACGCCTTAATAATTATGTTTATAATCGTGGAATGAGTTTAAAAAATGACCCACAAATTGTGGGCCGTTTAGGAAACTATAACTGTTAAGCATGTTTCAAATAAAATTATAACATAAAAAAGGAAAAAAAATGGACCCCCAAAACAAAAACACTGATAGTGAACTAATGCTTACAGATAGTAAACTTTTTATTATTGATTATAACAAAGTTAAACAAAACAATCCTGAATTGAAAGATCTAAGGTTAAGTAGTTATGGCATTAATTCTTGTGATGCTATTTTTATGTTTAAGGCGTTAATTAAAAATAATAAAGTAGACTATATTGACTTAGATAACAATATTATTTGTGATAAAGCTGCACCTTCTATTGCTTATGCACTTGAACATAATAAAACTATAAAAGTTATAGATTTAGATCGCAATCAAATTACTAACATTGGGGCTAAAAAAATAATAGAATCGCTTAAACACAACACGACCTTAGAACAATTGTATTTTGATAATAACAAAATCAGCAATAATTTATTGCTAAAAATTGAAATTTTGTTGCAAAGAAACAGAAAATTAAGAAAGAAAAAGAAAAAATGAAACCTGAAAATAATAAAAAAAAATATACTTCAATTGACGAATTAGACAACACAATATTAGAAATTCAAAAAAAAATCGAAGAGACAAATAAATATTTGAAAAACTACAACAGCACCTTAAATACGACAACTAGCTACTGGCCTCTAATTATAATTATTATAGGCGGGTATGTTTTTGCATTAATTTTATTTTTTATTGATATTTTTGTTGCGTAAAGTTATATAAGGTTATATAATATATAAAGTATCTTGAAGGAGTAAAAATGAAAATATCAGAAATCAATGACCCGATTCATAAAATTGCAATGAACAACATTAGCATGAGAAAATTAAATGCGTATATATCGGATATGACTTTTTACAATTGGAGTACGAAGAAAAGAATACCTACTCGCCAATATGCAACGCTCTTAAGAAATTATGGCGTAGAAGATATCTGAAAGTTATAATAAACAAAAAAAAGAAAGGATTGTTGGGACTTTATAAAGCAAAAGTCGAGTGTAACAGCACCCGACTCTAAAAATAAAAATTGTTAATAATCGCAACCACAAAGCTTTTATTAACGAAAGGTATATAACAATGTTAACCCCAAAAATAAAAAAAATCAAACACACTTATAACATCTTTGTGGAGCTTACACATGGATTGGGATAGGGACTTAGATTTTATGACCAATGAATTTAATAACAAATACGAGTGCATTGAATGTAGGGATGGGGTATACGAATGCACATGTTAAGAAGCCATTTTAGGAATGTGCCAAACGTAGATGATCCAGGCGATATAGACATTGCTATTACTGCATTATTAGAAGCAATTGAAGGAGTAAACAAAAAATGAAACAAGAATATACACACGTTAACACGGGCTATGAAGATATCATATATGACAAAGACGGACGAGCTTATGTCTATAGTCCCCAAATAGTAACTCAAAATATAAAAATAAATGACGAGGTGCCGTTCTAATGGTGCCTGTAAGAATGTGGGAGAAAGAAGCCCGTCAGCTTATAGGGTTACAAGAACGCTATAAAGAAGTATTAAACGCTGTTAGTTATTACAAAGAACAAATAAAAAATAAGAAACAAACTTTAGTGCCCTACCTATCTAAAACATACGATAATGAAATGCACAGTAGCGGCCATAAACTAAGATTAGAAAAAAAAGAAAAGTTTAATCTAACTAAATTTAAACGTGAAAACCCTGAGATGTATGTAAATTACTGCGATGAGGATTATAAAATAAAAATCGAGGTAGAAAATGGTTAAAATACACGGCAAAGACTACATGACCGTAGCAGAAAGATTAAATCTTATAGCTGCTGAACATAAAGATTACGAGCTTACGAGTGAAGTTATAGAGCTATCTAATACGGCTTGTTGCATACGTGCCACTCTTAAACTTGGCGATCGTATTTTTAATGGGCTTGCCTATGAAGAAAAGCAAAACTCGCATATAAATAAAACATCTTACGTCGAAAACTGTGAGACTTCTGCATGGGGTAGAGCTATGGCTGCTGCTGGTTATGCAGGAACAGAGATTGCTAGTGCTGAAGAAGTTGCGAATGCAGTTAAGAATCAGCCACAAAAAACAGAATACAAAAAAGCCGATAAGCCTAAAGATAACGCCGAAGATGTAATTAAAGCTAAAAATTCTATACACGACTTATTAAAAAACCATACAGCAGAACAGAAAAAAAATCTTTTAAAGAAAGCGACCTATTGGGAGAAAATGGATAGCTGGTGTGACGACATTAACAATCTAACAGTTAAAGGCCGTGATCCAAGTGTCGCACAAATGCGAGTGTGGTACAAAAAACTGCAAGAAGCAATGCTTGATGAGTCAGCTGCAGAGTTTGTAAGTGATCCACTATGACTAAAGAAAATCCCAATTACTACAGCATAATTACCGCAGATGTTAGATACAGCAAAGATCTTTCTTGCTTTGAGAAACTACTGTACAGCGACATAGCATCGCTAACTAATAAGAATGGTTACTGTAATGCCTCAAACAAATACTTTGCAAAAGTTTTTAATAAATCTGTTAGTAGTATCACTAAAGCCGTTAGCAATCTTGTTAAGCACGAATTTTTAGAAAGTGTACTAATTAAAGATGACAGCAATGTAATAATTGAACGCAAGCTTTATCTAGTGTCAAAAATTACTATACCTATAGTAAAAAATTACGATAGGGGTATAGTAAAAAATTACGATAGGGGTATAGTAAAAAATGACCAGTATAATAATACAAGTAGTATTAATACTATAAATAGTGAATATAAAAAAAATATAAATACAAAAAAAACTTTTATAAATTTAAGTCTTGTTGGCATAACAGACTGTGACAATGTCCAACTTGAGCAAAAAGAATATGACAAGCTAATTACTGACTACAACGCACAGACAGTGCAAACACAGATAATGCAGCTAGATAGCTACCTAGAAGACCATCCACGCAAATACAAATCACACTATAAAGCACTGCGTAGCTGGCTATTAAAAGACGATAAAACTAGCAAGCCAAAATACGAAACAGCTACAGAATTTAATCAGCGCCTGCTAAAAGAAGACATGCAAAAAGCCTTAGTCGAGGGCAATGGGAAAATAAATGTTGATGATTTTACGCCATTTTAATCGGAAGGTACAAAAATGAATAAAGAAAAACGATTTAATATTTCACTAAAAAAAATGTTTGCTGATAGGAACTTAAAATTTAATGAGCATATGGCACAGACGTTCTGGTCTGAGCTAAAAGACGAATCAAACGACAATTTGTCACGGCTGTTTAAGAAGCTCTACGATCGTAATTTTTATTCAGATTACAACAAGACCATCCCTAGGATGCCTATACTACCTGAGGTCAAAGAGACACTAAAAGCTGTAAAGTCAGATGCATATATAACACCAGATGAATTTACATTAGCTATGCCAAAACAAGAAAAACAAAAGAAGAAACAAGTTCATTTGGATATGACTCAAAAAATTAAAGAGTTTCTAGCTAATGGAGCTAAGGAGGATCAGTTAGATGTATTATTTACTAAGAATTAAATATTTATTATTAGTGGCTATAGTTACATTAGTTGGGATAAAATTGTTAAACAGAAAGCAAAATACGTATGGATAAGATGATGCTAGAGATGCAGATTAGCGGTAAAAATAGAAGAGAAATTATAAAAAGGATGTTAACGATGACAAAGTTTTTAATTGATGAAATGGGTGAGTATGATACACAGTGTGTTAAATATACACTAAAAAAAATAGCTGAAAATTAAAAAATGAAGATTAACGAAGATCTAAATAAGCATTTATCGGAAGCCCAACAACTTCAACGATGCATGAGCATTTTAAGTACTTGTAAGGTTAATGCCTGGCGTAACAATACGGGTATGACAAAATACGAGTCTAATCGTGGGCCAAGGGTTGTAAGATACGGTCACAAAGGCTCGTCAGATATTATCGGCTATACACATGATGGTCGTTTTTTTGGATTCGAAGTAAAGAGACACAATAGAAAGCCAACACAATTGCAATCTAACTTTATAAAAAATGCACAAGATTATGGCTGTGTTATTGGTTACGGAACAGCTAATGACCTTGTAGATTTGTTAAATAGTAATGATCTATTGTGAACGTCCTTCAATATGGCTTAATCTTGTATTAATTTCCTTATATTCAACTCGAATATTTTCCAAAGCAACGTTAATTAATTGATGCTGGTTATTAACGGTTGACGCAACTTCTTTAACTAATGCCTCTATTTTTTCGACTTGGGATTCAACACGATTCACCCTTACAGTTGTTTTATTTTCTAGATTAGTCAATTTGTTATTCAACTCCAGTATTTTAAGATTATACTTATCAATTCGAACGAAAAATTTACTTGAAAAATAAATAGAAGTCGCAATCAATATAGGATAATATAATACATTCATTGACATTTCATTAGCAACAATGGCATTAAATATTGGTATTAGTTCCATTATGACTTAGGATATCTATTTTTAACGTCTGCAATATGATCTTTCCATGCAGTTGTACTATTAACTAAATCCCAGTATTGCAAATCTAGCTGTTGACCTAATGACAAATAACCATCAATTGCGTTAGATCTTGCATATGAATAATCATAATTATCGTGTGTTGTATCAATTTTTTCTTCATGTGGAGCTTGTTTTTTAAGCTCTAACAAAAAGTTATTTGCAATAGTCTCGTCATAATTTTCATTATCAATTTGCTGATCATTTTCATCTACATAATATTTAATATATGGCTCTAAAATGTTTTTTATATCTGATACATTTGTATATTTATTGGCTAATATGTCGTTTTTTGTATAAGTTTTAATCATTACTAATACTCCTTAAGAAAAAATTGTACTGAACGCACTATATAAGTTCCTGCACTTGTACTACCACTAGTTCTTTTAGCTTGTAGTGTCCATCGAGTTGTAGTTGCGCTACTGCTAGTCGTTATATCATATAGAGGTGTACTTCCAATATTTAAATCAGTTGAGTTTCCTGTATCAAGTCTATAATTATCTGTTCTTATTGTAGTTGTACCTGGATTGCTTATTGATATTCCATTAGATTGCCATATTGTAGTTCCTGTATCATCAATTATTTGGAGTTCGTAACCATCACCGCTGCTACCACCACCATTTATTTCAATCATTAAATAAGCTACAAATTCACCACTTGTTATTTTTGATGCTGGCCACAATGTTTGACTTGTAACCGCAACTCTTTCTGGAGTCACATCAATCCATGTACTATTAGAATTGAATCCAGTTCCTGTTGACCAATATGTTCTTCGATCTAGTATAGTATATCTTGGACTTTTAATATCAAAATTGATTCGAGTAGTTGAAACAGCAACGCCTAATTCAACAATATAGGTACTTGGTTTAGTGGCTGTAATTGCACCGCTGGTACCTAAATAGTAAAGTGTACCTGCAGTCAATGAGCTAAACCCGTCATAAAAACCATAATCAATTTTTACTGTTTCGCCGCTGGATGCGGTTGTGTTACAAACCCCAACGACTGCAGTAACCCCAGCTTCAGTAGTGTTGTCGGCCTTAAATGCTTGTCCACTGCTTATCCTAAGCACATCACCGGCACTTAAATTCTCACCTGCAGTTATAGTAGAAAATTGATCTGACGGTATACCTACATATGTAGAAGCCGTTATTTGATTTACATTCAAATCGTATGTGCCGTCTGCTAAAATCTCAACTGTTTTATCTACGTTATCGTCCCAGTCAGTATTCGTAAATTTGGTTCCATCCCATTTATTAAAATCGCCAGCTGTTGGTACTCCCATTATTTAATTCTCCTTTCTTGTTTAATCTCTTCTAAAGATTGTGGTCGCAAAGATCCTGATTCTTGTCGTTGTATTGGTGTAACTCCTATAGCAGGAGCTTTAGCAGCAATTCTCGGTAATACTGCTGGTACCTTTACGCCTACTTGTGCAGCTCGTAATGCAGCTCTAGCAACTGGCTCTTGTTGTATAGCAATTTGTGCAGCCTTTCCAGCAGCTATTGGTAAAGCATATTCTGGAGCAGCAGCGGCACCACCGATTGCAGCTGTAGTCAAAAACACGTCTTGCAGACCAGGTTTTTTAGCTATACTTTGAGATATGCTGTCTTGCACTGCATTTGCCTCTATCTGATTTACAACACTTCGCTTACCCTTAGCTTTTATTTCTTTATCTAGGTCTTTTAATAGCTCTATAGCTCTGCTTTTAGTTTGTCGCTTATCTTTTAGTCTCTTAATAACATCGTTTGTTAGCGTGTTTACTTTAGATTCACTAATATCTTTACCTAAGTTTTTCTCTATACCTTGTACTAATGTTGCTTGTTTAGCATATTTTTTATTAAGCTCTTTAAACCCAGGGTAAATTTCCATAGACTTATAAAGACTGTCTTTAAGTTTACCAATTTTAAGTTTATCTACTGCCTCTATAGTAGTACTACGTAACACATCTGAAAGTACACTATTTACATTTTTAGCTTCATCAAAAGTAAGTTCTTTACCTGCAATAAATTTATCAACTGCATTTGGATCAAACTTTTTAACTTTTGATCTACCAGCTAGTAAAAGCCTTTTTATTCCTTGCCTATCTAATTTATCTTCTTTAATTATTTTATTAACATTTTTTGTGTCAGCAACTTTACCTTTTGCTGCTTCACTAACTTTTGTTAATGCTTTGTCATAATCTCTAGACTTCTTTCTATTTAAAATGGTAATTGCATTTTTAATTTGCTCAGAAGTGTCTAGGTTAGTTTTAGGCTCAATATTAGTTAATATTGGCTTTTTTATTGCTTCATCAATAACGCCTTTTTCTGCACGTGTAGCAAATTTAGCTATCTGCTTTAATGCAGGTTTAGTAAACTTTAATGCTTTACCTATACCTGCTTCAACTGTACCGCTTATAGCTCCTTTTCTTAATGCTTCGGGTGCTTCTTCACCTTCTAACAATCCTTTACCTACACGACTAACCGCAGTTATTCCTGCTTGCGCTGGTAATCCTAAAGGTGTTAAGGCTGCTGCAATAGGTGCCAATCTTGCTATGTCTGTAGCTACTTGTTTTGGCGTTTCTTTTATAACTTCTAATGGTGATATGCCACGTATCTTTTCCATTAATGTTGGCTCTTGTGCTACTGGCTGTACTGGTTCTGGCTGTGTTTGAAATTGTTTACGCAAGACTTGTTTTATTTCGTCTTGTGTCATAGTTTCTGGAAACTCTAGTACTTGATCACCTACTTGTACTTCTATTGCCATTATTTAAATTCTCCTGTTGCTGGATCAAAAACTAATCGCTGAGTAGGTTTTTTTTGTAACTCTTCTATTTTTTTAAATTGCATTTCTCTATTTTTTTGCTTTTGCTTTACAACTTCTGGCGTGTCACCTGGTTGTGGAAAATATTGTAATCGTGCATTTTCAAATTCAGATTCTGCAATAGCCGCACCTGACTCTCGTCTTAAGGCTGCGTTTATAAAATCTCTTTGTGCCTGTTCAATCTGCTTAAATCTGTCAGACTTAAACAAGTATGGAACTTTAGTGTCTAAAACAAATTTTTTAGTATCTTTATAGTATGGATTTTTTTCAGTTTCAAATTTACTTAAAATTTTATGAGAAGCCTCAGTTCTTGCATTAAAGCGAGCTTGTTCAGGATCTTGCTCTTTTTTCATTCGATCTAAATATAATGTGTCTTCAATCTTTTCCTGTCTTTTACGTTGTTCGTCTAACAATTTTTGATCACGCTCTATTTGTTTTTGCTCTGCCTTTTGTTGTTCAGCTTGTGCTTTTTGCTGTAAAGCAATACCTCGTTGTTGTTCTTGTACACCAATTTGATATTGTCGTTGCCCTGCTTGTACTACGTTAGCACCTATTTGTGGATCAGCTCCCAAGCCAACTGTAATACCCGCTAGCATGTTAGTAAGAAGATATCTGCCTTCAGGTGTTTCTTTTTGTGTGTTAATGAAGTCCCCAATACCTTTTAAGATTCCCATACCTGCTTCTGATATTCCACCAGCAATTTGTGATAACGGGTTTAGGCCAGGCTGTTCTATAGGTTGGCCGCTTGCAACAAAGTCTGCTGTAATTTGATCACGACTAGGCTGCGCAAGTGGTTGTTGTATATTTACTTGATTTCTAGAGGCCATATTTACCAATCTCCTTCATTTGATCTATAAGTATTTCATCATCAGGCGTTAAATAATAATCCCCACTAAAATTTTTATCACCTAAAGTTCCTTCAACTGAATAGTACCCTTGCAAAGCTTTTTTTTCGGCCTCTGTTGCTAACTTACCTTTTTGTGCCTGTATTGTTTCTTGTATTTTTGTTTCATCAACTTTTTGAACTGGTCTTAATGTTGCAGCTTGTGCAGCTAACGCTTGTGCACCAGCAAACTGTTCTCTTGACCTTTGTCTTCTTAAAGCTTCTTCTAAGCCTATTTTTTCGACTTCTAAACCTAATTGTTTACCAAGTTCTCGTGCCTGCATTTGTTGTAATAATGCGGCCTCTGGACCTCTTACGCCTGCTTGAGTCTGTGATAATTTAGCACGACGCAGTGCTTGTTGTTGTTCAGGTAAGGCTTGTTCTCTTATAATTTGTTGCAAACGACCTACTTCTTGTGGTTTACCTTCGGTAGCCGCTAAAAATTGTGCTATACCGGAGGATTCTCTTTTTTGCGCTCTCGCTAAAGCTTCTTCTTGACCTGCTTGTGTACCAGTTAATATTGCTAATTCTTGTGCAAACTGTTTTTCAGCTAATTCTTTTTGTTGTGCCATCTGTTCTTGACTTAGCCCAACTTGCGCTGCTGTTTGTTGTTCCAATGCTTTTTGTTGTGCTTTTTGTTGTTCAGAAGCCGAATATGCAGATACTACTGCACCTGCTGCTGCTGCTCCTATTGCTGCCCATGACATAATAATTCCTCCTTATTTTTATTAATATATTTATTGCTTTGACGATTTATTTTATTAAATTGATTTAATAATTCTTTATCCATAAAATTATTTTGTCTGTCTTGTATAATTTCTTTTTCTATTTCATCGACATCAGTTTTATCTGTTACATGAAAAGTAAGCCATGTTGTGTCTTCTTCGATATATAAAAGTCGCCTTGTATTAGGCTCTGTTATTCCTGTGTGTGGGCCTTCAATATGTTGTATTTTATTGCCGTCAAAAACTTTACATTTGCCTTTAGTAACTACAAAAGGATGATTTGTTTTGTGTATTTTAGATGTCAGTAATGTGCCTGCAGGCATAAATATTTCTCGAATGTACATGCCGTCAGTAAAACGATGCGTTAAAGGCATAACTACTGGCTCGCCAGTTGCTATTATAGCTTCTGCCTTATCTATTATTTCATGTATATCTTCTTGTAATTTAGTCATAATTCCTTGTTACTTATAGCCCTTCCTACTAACTTCCATCCCTTAATGCTTGCCTGTGTTTGTGTAGTGATTTTAAATCGCATCCATTTACCGTAACGATTTATATGAACAAGGCTGTAATCTTCCTCGTCATCAGTAGTCAAATAATAAGTTTCGTTATAGTAATCATCAGCATAAAACGCGCCAGTATAATTAATTGTTGCGGAAACATTTTGTGTAGAGTTTATAGTCGCATCTAATGTTAGAGTATTTGTTCCCGATTTATCGTAGTAGATATATAACTGTAAAAAATATTTATCGTTTGTGTCTACTGCTATTTCAGGTGTTTCAAAAAATGCAGTAAGCTCTTCACCTCTATAAGATGTGTCATTGTACATCTTCTCAACTATACCTGCGTTTTTTTGCGATATATAAAGGTCACCACTAAGTTTTCCGAAAACCCAATACTCTGGGCTATATGAAGTCGTATTAATAAAATATTTAGTCCAACCAGCAATACGTATGTCGTAAACATACATAAATGTTTCTGCGATCAGGTGATATTTATAATCGTGAAAAGCGGCATGTAAATCATTGTCTCGTAGCTGGTTTGCAAAGCTATCTTTATTAAGTGCAATAGAATAATTATTTGTTCGCAAGTTATCAAATGAAGTAGCTAAGTTTGTAGCAATGTTACCGCTAAAAACACGAACGTCGTATAAATTTGATACAAACATAATACCACCAGGCAATATGTCATTCTCTGGTACTCGAACAATACTAAAGCCATCTGCACATCCAACGTTACTTGTTGTTTGTTGAACATTTGTTACAAGGCCAGAAGTGTCTGCTAAGTATATGTGACTTTCCGAAAAAACTACAATTTGACCATAATCTTCGATCATACCTGTTAAAGCTGTATTGTCATTACCAACGCCAGATACGTCATAAACACCTGACGTATTAAAAAATACTTCTACTTCAATTTCAGAAACATATAAATAATTTGGGCGATTTTGGTTTACTGCACCAATTAATTTTTCGTCTTTCACAGTAATAAACTGTGGAGTAGGACATGAACTGTTTGTACTTGGTATTGTTACACCTAATGAACCATCAGCAATATTATCTTGATAAGTTAATGTTGTATTGTCAGTTATCGTTGTTACTAATTTTAGTGTTGAGCCTCCAGCTTCAGTACGGTATATTTTACGCTCTGTACAATTGCTAACTCCTACAGGAATATCTAAATCAATACTTTTACTGCTGACAGTAACAGTATTACTTACGGTTCCTATAACAACCTCAACACTATCAATAACGTATGTCATTGCATAATAGTAAGTTCCTGTTAAACTACCTGCGACTAGCAAATCTTTTGCTGTTGGCGCACCCATTTCTTTAATGTATGTACCATCATAGACTAACGGATAATCAAATCCATTTGATATAAATAGCTTGTCATTTAATATTCCAAATGTACATTTTTTTTGTGCGGTCAGTCCTGTGTATATAGTAGTTGGCGAACTTAAAAAATCTTTTATTATAGAACCATTTTGTATACAGATGTTTTCAGTCTGGAATTGTCCAACGCTATCTATGTATCTAAATTGTGTCATACCATCAATACGATTAGAACCAACATTATATTCTACACTTGGTGCCTTAATTCTTTGACATCCTGTAATGCCGTCATAGTTCATGTTTTCAATATTGTAAAAATAGTCAGCGGGAACAAATTTACGTCCTTTGTCATCCCTTAAACCTTTAGACTGGTAAGACTCAATAACAAACGTCAAAGATTAACCTCCACATTGTCTAGTTCCCAGTCATAAGCGTGCCCAATCATTGTTCCGTTAACAATCTGACCATAACCAGCCTGTATATCACGTTTAGCTTGAGCAAAAAATGCTGCTGCGTCAATTTTATATGGCTGCGCTCTTTCTGCATCAATTTTACTTAGTAAACGATAAGCAACCATATCAACAATTGGTTCTACATGTTCATCAGGTATTTCCATTTCTTTATCTAATTGAGCTTGTGAAATATCATCATTTGCATCAACTGTGACCTCAAAATGCTTTTTTCTATAATACATAACTAAATTATTTTCTGTTACAGTGTCAGTGTCGCTATGCGCTGCTGCTGTAGTTCCTTCTACGCCACGTGTACAACCTGTAAACGTTGTTGATGATTTATGTGTGTATCTTATTTTTTCATTGTTAATCGTTATGCGACCATTCAATTCTGGAAAACCACTTGTTGAGCCAACTGTAATTGTTGTTGCACTATCACTTAATGCTCCACTTAATGTTGTTGTATTAGGCGATCCGCTATTATCAGGGTAAATAGTTATTTCGTCATTCCATACACTAAAAAACCTAGGTATTCCAGCATAAGTACCATAAGGAAACTCACTATTAACTTTATTTAAGTCTTTATAGTTAAGTGGGTACTTACGACCATCACGCCAGATATACGTAAATCGATATGCCTGCGATCTAATTGCATCACTTGGAGCCGTAGCAACTCTAGTATCCAACCCTAAAGTTGTACTAAAAATATCTTCAATTCCTTTTACAGTTGATGCATAAATATCTAAAGCATTTTTTAACTGCTCAACAATACGTTTATTTGTAAATAGATCATTTGCACTTTTACCAGTAAGATCGTCAGGCATACCTAACGCTGTATTAATTCGATCTAAAACTTCACTGACTAACATTATTGAGTTGAAGCCTCATACCAAGCATCTATTTTAACTTTTTCTTCATCGCTCGATTGTGATTCGTACTGTATATTTTCTTTTAAATTTTCAATTCGTCTTTTTAATTTTTGTTTAGTATTTTGCGTTATTTCATCAAAAGTTAAGGAAAGGTTGTCATAATCATTTCCTGTTTCTAAGACATTAGAGTATAACTCCTTTAATTCAACATTATACTTATTTTCCTCTAGACTCATTTTTATACTCCTTTTTTTTTAAATATCACCTAAATACTCGACAACTATTGAGCTATTTTGGTGAAATTGAACGCCACTAAAATTGTCGTTAAAACTACTATCATTTTTTGCTATTTGGGTTTTACATTTAATGTATTCATTAGCGGAAACATCAATGACAGTTACGCATGTTGTGGTTGCGTATTTCGCAAAATTGTCATCTCGCGCATAAGCAAAACTTCTTGTGCCTGGAAATTCTGTTTCAGTTGGTGTTATTGCGCTTGAGTGTTTTACCAAGCGAGTGTAAAAATTAATTCTGCTATTATAACTCGCATTTAGCCAATTTAGTGTGTATGAAACCTTATATTTTCCTGCCTTCAACAATCGAATCCCTGTATTATTTGAAGAGGACGGATTACTATAAGAATAAATATCTGTGTTAGTAACTGCATTATTTGCAAAAAGTGGATAATATACAGTTGGTGTAGCACCTGGGGTTTGAGTGTTATCGTTAAGGGCATGAAAAAGATTCGCATTGTTTTTCATGTAGTATCGATTTCCTGATTCAAATTCAATTCCATCACTGATAACACTTGCGATAGTGTTTCCAGCAGACTGCAATCTTACATAAGTCGGGCCATTTAAAAATACAGTGTCCGTATTACCACTAAATTGATATTGTTGTTGTCCCGATAAGTCATAATGGCTGAAATTCCAGGTATCAGAAAAACGTGCGTCTAATCTGCATCTACCTAATATTATTGACATATCCTCATCTTCTTTTACAATAATATTCGAATTTGTTGTAAGTTGATTCAATGTTATATCAGTTGTTCCAGTTATTGTGTCTTGTTTTGTGTTAATTTGTGATTGGATATTGTCAGTGACCCCGTTAAGTCGTTGAAACTCTGTATTTGTAATTGTCCCATCCGCAATTTTGGTTGCATCTATATTATTTGGCAATCTTGCTTCTGCCAAGGTTCCACTTGCAATGTTACTTGCATTGGTAGTATCCACGTTGGCCACATTTCCTAATCCTACATCGCTTTTGTCTAAATTTAATGCTGTTTTAAGTGTTGTATCAATATCAATGTCCTCAACATCACCTGTACCAGCGGTTGTCCTTCCTTTAACTGTTCCTGTTGCAATATGCGCCATCTTTGCATTTGTTACCGCTTCATCAGCAATAGTTAAAGAAGTACTACCAGTAACATCACCTGTGTGAGTTGCATTTGTAACTTTTGCGTTATTAGTTGCTATATCTGACTCCATCGTGTCAAGGTCTACCGCCTGACTTACTGTTATATTTGACAGCTTTGTCTGCTCTGCGCTCGTTATAGTTGTAGGCTTATTTAAGATAAATGCATCTGAATTTGTATCTGTCTCATTCCAATTAGATTGTACGTTAGTTTCCCCACCACCACTTACATTTAAGTCTATATTATTGGCGTGTACAAGTATAGTACCACTAGTTGCACTTGTAACAACCGTTGCAACACATAAAGCAACATTTGAACCTGTTGGTTGTGTATTTGTTAAATTACCTGCTGAAGTAGTAGAAGGATATAATTTATCACCTACTGAAAAAGAGCTTGTATTAACACCACTCAAATATCCATATCTTAGAATTTTTCCGTTGCCAGACCCTATAGTAGTAATGGCTAACCCAACAAAATCTTTTGCATTTTTAGTACCATCAGCAATAAACTTTTCATATTGCGCGATGCCTGATACTGTTACTCCATTTAAAGAAACACATTGGCCTACTGTAACCGCTGTACTAGAATTTAAAACGACATCTTGATTTTGCCCTATATAATGAATTTTTCCAGTGTCATTATATAGTCTTAATGTGTCATAAGTGGTGTCATATGACATTTCACCTAAAGCACCAATAGGGCTAGGGTTATTAGTATCCCAGTCAATCATTGCCGGATTTATTATTTCATTACCGTCACAATTTAAGTTCCCACCTAAATAAGGGTTTGTATCATCTTCTAGAGCTGTTAATTTTCCGTTTAACTGTGTTTGAATATCGCTTGAAACACCATTTAATGTCTGAAATTCAGTGTTTGTAATAGTTCCATTTGCAATTTTAGTTGCATCAATATTACTTGGTAATCTTGCTTCGGCAAGAGTACCACTTGAGATATTGCTTGCATTGGTGGTGTCAATAGTTGCTGAAGATGCTAATGTTGGTTTGTTCAAAATAAATGCATCTGAATTAGTATCAGTTTCAGTCCAATTTGATTGTACATTAGTATCGCCTGACCCACTTACATTCAAATCTATATTATTGGCATTGACCCAAATCGAACCTGAACTACTACTGGTTAATACAATGCCTGTTGCAATTGCAAGATTACTTCCTGACGGTTTAGTTGAGGTAAAGCCTCCATAGCTAGAAGAGCTTACATATAGAATATCACCTGCAGAATAACTGCTTGTATTTATTCCATCAAGTCGACCAAAAGTTATAACTTTTCCGTCTCCAGCTTTTGCAATAAATTCTGTAGTTATACCTAAATAATTTGTGGCATCAATAGTTCCATCAGCAATCATATAACCAACTGCGATTTTACCTGAGCTTACTGAACTTTTATACACTGCTTGATAAGCTGAGAAAGCACCACCTGTACCATTCGTTACATAAATCTCATTAGTTTGACCTACTAGAATTTCACCCGTATCGTTTTTTAGCTCCAAGGTGTCATAAGTAGAGTTATAATTAATATCTGCAATATTGGTTAATGATGCAGTTGGTGAATTTGTAAAATTTAATAAATCTACTGCTTCTATTTTTTTGTCGTTAGCATCTAAATTTCCACCTAAAACTGGGCTTGTATCATCTTCAACACTAGATATACCTCCACCTGCATTATCTATTTGTGTTTGAATGTTACTAGTAACGCCATTTAAGTATTGAAACTCTGTATTTGATATTGTGCCATTAGCAATTTTAGTTGCGTCAATATTACTTGGAAGCCTACTTGCATTGAGAGTGCCACTGCTAATATTACTTGCATTAGTAGTATCCACGTTGGCCACATTTCCCAAACCAACATCTGTGTTGCTTAAATTTAATGCGGTTTTTAAAGTTGTTTCAATGTCTAAATCTTCAACATCACCTGTACCTGTAGAGGTTCTACCTTTTACTTTCGATGTAGCGATATGACTTAATTTTGCATTAGTAATAGCCTCATTTGCTATTGTTAGTGCTTGTGATCCTGTAACGTCACCCGTGTGAGTTGCATTAGTGACTTTTGCATTGTTAGTCGTAATGTCAGATTCCATTGTATCCAAGTCAACTGCTTGTGTAACTGATATGTGCCCTAGTTTAGTTTGTTGTGCACTCGTTATAGTTGTAGGCTTATTTAAAATAAATGCATCTGAATTTGTGTCAGTTTCATTCCAATCGGCATTTACATTTACTTCGGCACCAGACGCAATTCCGTCTAACTTGCTTTCGTCAGTTGTAGTAAAATGTACGTTTGTTGTGCCAGTTGTTATGTTATCTAATGTGTCTGTACTTTTTTGAAAAGAGTCTGTAATTCTTGAATCGTTACCTTGTGCTACTGTTCCTGCTGTAGTCCCAAAGTTTTTATTAAATGCCGTATTCTCAGTAAAAGTATCTTTTTTTGCGTCTAGTGCTGTTTGTGTTGCTGTTGAAACTGGCTTGTTTGCATCGGATGTATTATCAACATTTGATAAGCCTACATCAGATTTAGCAAGGTTTAATGCAGTTTTGAAAGTTGTATCAATGTCTAAATCTTCAACATTTCCTGTTCCTGCTGTAGTGCGTCCCTTAACTGTACCTGTAGCAATTTGCGATAAATTGGTATTATCAACAACATTTGTTGATATTGTTAGTGCCCCTGATCCTGTAACGTCACCTGTGTGAGTTGCGTTACTAACTTTAGAATTATTGGTCGCTATATCTGACTCCATTGTGTCTAAATCGACTGCTTGTGTAACAGTTATATGGCCAAGCTTAGTTTGTTCTGCGCTAGTTATTGTTGTGGGCTTATTTTGTATAAAAGAATCCGCTCCTGTGTCAGTTTCATTCCAATCAGATTGCACGTTAACTTCTGCGCCTGCTGCTATGCCAGTAAGCTTTGTACGTTCAGAACTAGTAATAATTGCTCCTGAACCAGCACTCGTAACATCAGCTAATTCAGTAACATTATGTGTGCTTAAATCTGTAATATCAGTTGGTTTATTAAATATTTGTGCATCCCCACTAACAGCGTTCCAGTCAGCATTTACATTGACTTCTGCACCTGTTGCTATCCCTGCGAGTTTTGTTTTTTCTGAATCTGTAAATGCGTTAGTATCTGCATTAGACTCATAAGCTGTTTTTATTTCACTTGCTGTTTGGTCTGCTGTAGCATTGTTTTCAATACCTGATAACTTTGTTTGTTCCGTAGCTGTAAATATTTTTTTATCTACTGTTTCTGAGACATCATCAAGTGTTAACCCTCTAGTTTCAGCCTGATTTGAAGCATTGCCAATAAATACATTTCCGTCGTCCAAATTAGGAACATCATTGGTACGTCCTGCACCACCGACTTTAATTGATCCTACACTTGCATGACTTCTCATAACTTTGCCAATATTTTGGATAAGTGATGATTCCCCACTAGGTTTAGTGGCTGATAATGTTCCAGTTGTACTTATATACAAAATATCGCCCTGATTAAAGGATGATGTATCTAATCCACTAATCGTTCCAAATGTAACTACATTAACATTTGCATTTGAGCTAACTGTTTCTGCTGCCAATCCAAAACAAGGCATTTTATTTGCGTCGTCTGAATCGGCAATAGAAACAATAGGCTTGTTACCTACAAGATCATCACCTGATATATAGACTGGATCACCTTTAGTTAAGGCTTCACCTGCTTTTGCTTGGAATATGGTTGCCCCTCGCATGTTACCAATCAGCGTTGTGGCTGTTATTTCACCAGCAATATCAATGTTACCAGTACCAGTTATATCGTTATTGTTTAAGTCTAAATTACCACCCAGTTGTGGTGTAGTATCTTCTATAATGCTTTCTATACCGCCATCAGGATTATATATTTGTGTCATGCTTCAATACCCACTAGATTTTTACTACCACTTAAACAAATTGCATTTACAACGCCTGTGTATTTTGGGTCATCAAGTGTTAAGGAGCCACCTTTTTTATTTAATCTAATTCCACTATTTAATGTGGCGGTTGCTCCTAATGCTATATAAATATCTTCATCATCGTCATTAACTAATATTAGTAATTTTCTGCTACTGTTAGCGGCTAAAACCTGCGTACTGCTAGACCCTACTGATACATTAAAATTAGTAATACTAGTTACTTCATCTGCGGTTGTTATTCCAGAAACTTCAGGTACAAACGGATCTGCATCCGTACCTGTGCCGGACGATTTAAAAAACTTTATACCTGTTTGTGCTTTTATATCTTGAAAATTAGCCATAACTTTATTTAGGGGGTGGCCGTAGCCACCCACCTAGATGCTATTAAGAAGCAGCGATTTTAACTTTGTTTCCTGAAAGTACAATTGTTGCTGATCCACCGCTTGTAGCAGTAGAAGCAATCCCAACAGATTGTGCGCCTTCGGCAGTAGAACCAGAAGCTCCACCGTCTAATTTTAGGCCAGTTCCAGCGTTAAGAACTTCAGCATAGTCGCCAGCAGCAAAAGTATCGGTAGTCAATACTGTAACTTTACCTTTGTAAGGTGCCCAGCAATAATAACCAGAAGTTACTGCAACTTGTGGTGCAACTACAGTTGCTCCTGAGTCAGTTGTAGCTGGTGCTTTTGAAATGACTTCACTACCTGCCGTGTTGGAAGTAGAAAGCTGGTATGGTTGATATTGTGTAAGCGCTCCGTGTGCCTTAACATACACATATTCTGGTTTAATTGCATCTGAACTAGATACGTCAACATATTGTGACCCTAAATCGTATTTACGAGTAGAGCTTGGATTTGTTAAGTCATCAGTGTCGATTGATTGAATAAATGCCATTGATTTTTCTCCTTTCTAATAAATTATGATTGTAGTGACTTGAATACACCGTTATAACGACGAGCTGTACAAACCATGTTACCAACTAAGAATGTTTGGTTAGTTTGAATTGCTTGGTTAGGAATTCTAGAGTTGAAATCCATTGGTGCAGTTTTACCTTCAAAGCCATACTTGTAGCACATCTTCAACGTTGGAGTTGATAAGATATACAAGTCGTTGTCAGCAGTAGAACCGTCAGCTGAACCTGGGCTGTATTCGTCTACGAACCAGTTGATGTTATTAAACTTACAACCTGCAAATCCAGCAGCTAAATCTTCACTGTCAATAAAACGCTGATTTGATTGCTGAGAAGCTAAAAACTTAGCTTGTACGAATGAGTTAGAAACCATCATATCTGGCGCATAAGAACCAATTTCGTTTCCATATCTTTGACCACGAGCAACTAACTTACGAACAACTTCGTTTAAGTTAGCGTAGTTGATTGTGTTTGTAGATGTGTCGATTTCAGTTAACCAAGTGCTGCTGTCATCTAAATCAGTGTTAGTGATTCCACCATAAGCTGTACCGGAAGCAGCGAAAATATCTTCAAAACCGTTTAATGCGTTACCGTTAGAATCTGAACCAGAACCATACATAGCTGATGATAATGTGCGAGTAGCCTTGTTTTTAGCGCCTTCGATTTTAGCAACGATTAAAGACTTAACAGCGTTAGCTGTGTTGTCAGTCTTAGTGAAGTCTTCCAAAGTGAAAGATACGTTGTGGTAAAAATATTTGAAATCGAAAGTAGCAAAGCTTAATTGCTGGTTAGCTGAAGTGTCGATAACTCCAAAACCACCGTCGTAGAAACCTTCAGATTGATTCTCTGCGATCTCAACTGGTTGTTTAATTTGCGTACCTCCTGATACATACTCTAAGTTTGGTTTTTTAGAAAGCTTGTTGAAAAGCGCGTTTGCCTGTCCGAACTGGTCTGGAATTTCCGTGCGGATGGCGTCATGTGCTACCGATAAAGCTTCGTTTAATTGATCTGCTGATAAAGCCATTTTATTCTCCTTTTATTGATTTAAAATCTTATCCAGAGCTGATTTGTAGCTAGAATCACCACCAACAGCAGGTCTCTGCTTATTGGCGCCAGTAGCTAAACTTTGTGCATTAGCTGATTTTTTAAGTGCATTTTCTGCTGATAGTGCAGAATTTGCTTCTAATATTGTTGGCAAAGCTTCAGATTTAAAATAACGTGACCAATATTCACGAGGGATGTTTCCCTTATTCATATGATCGATAAACTGCTGTTTATCATATTTCAGGTTATACTTGCTTGCTAGTTGATCTATCTCAGAAATCTGAGTATCTTCTTGCTGCTTGTAATAACTGTTTAATGCCTGCTCTTCAATATTAGATTTCCAGCTTAGCAATTCATTTAACCGCTGCGCATTTGGATCTTCTTGCTGAACCGCTTGCTCTGGTTCGACATTATTATATTTGTTTATGACTCCTAATAACTCGTTTCCTAACTGTTCATGATTAAACAGTTCTTCAACTGCGTTATAGTCGTCACGATACTTAGTAAGATCTTCGACTTGCTTTTTATAATCATTAATTTGCTTGTCAAAGTCACCTTGCCGTTTTTCGTGGTAACGTAAAGATTCGTACATTTTGTTAGGGTCTTTCGACCAATGCTCTTCGTATCGTTTATCGCCTTCCCATGAATTATTGCTGCTTTCAACTTGTCCAGCATCGTCACCTGAAGTGTCTACATCATTACCTTGCCCAAAGCTAATTTGGGTGGCCTCTTGTTCGACTTGCTCCTCTGTGACTTCCTCTTGGATGTCTTCTGCCATTAGTGCCTCCTAAGATTTATTTAAGACAACGCTTTATCAAGTTGATATTCGTACCCTCGATTAACAGCTGATTCTTTTTCCTCATCAAGTTTTTTACCTGAGATTCGAACAATACAACTATCAAGAGCCATCATCGCCTCTTTTGCGTTACCTTTACTAATAGCGTCCTTGGCTTCCTCTAGTTTTGAAACCAATTCCATAGGCGTGTATCCGCCAAAATCTTCAAGAGTGAACTGTAGTTTACCTTTTTTTTCTTCAACTACTTCCTCTTGTTTTTCCATCACTTCTTCTTTTTCGTAATCATCACCTTTATCGTCTTTTTTACCTACGATAATCATAAATCCTTCTTTTTTTTTATCCATTGTGTTTGATAGCCTCCTGCCATTATTTCGTCTTCAAAGTAATCAATTGCTGATTTGAAGTTATTTTCCTTCAATAATTTCTATTAATTGATCTTTTCTTAATTTAGTAAGATCACCGCTTGAATCAATTTGTGCTGCTAATGCAATTAAATCGTCTTTATTCATTTTTTTTAGGTTGCTAGCCTGAGAGGTGTCATCAGGCTTTAAAGCTCGATCATTAATTGCAACCTTTTCTTCAAAAAGAACTAAAGCAAGTGACTCAGCAATTACTAAATTTGCATCGTCGAAAAGTATTTTATAATGGGGCTCTTGGTAGCCTAATTGTCCTGCTGGATATAAAGCATCTACATAAAACTTTAATTTAATATCGTCTTTTAATTGTAATGGCTGCCCATATTTAAATTTCATACTTAAATTTTAAGTTTTTAAATACGTTACAGTCATTTTACTGTATATAACTAAAAATCAATTTATTGCACTATGAATAAATTATAGTGAAATGTCTTGTACTTAATAGTGAACTAAAATATATATATGGATAATCCTTTTTTGGAATACTTAAACAAGCTAAAAAGTAAGGCCACCGGTGTCCCTACCCACAAAAAATTTGCAAAATTTGATAGATATTACAAAGGCAATGTTGCTCCTACTATTGGTTATGGCAGAGATGGTATGCCAGTTAAAGGTAATGATGCTTCTTATTACAATATTATTAAGCCAATCATAGAAACTAAAGCAACAACTGCGCTAGATGCTATGATCACAACAAATGTAAAACCTGCTAACTTATCGCATCAGACATTTGATAATTTAAAACAATTAGAATCAATTGCTGATATCTTAAACGACTGTTGGGAAAACGTGAAAAAAAATACTGGAATGGACAACATTTCACAGAAAGTTATACGTGATGGGCTCATAAACGGAATCGGCATTGCTAAAGTGTTTTGGAATCAGTCAGTTGATAATGGGCTAGGTGATGTTCGTATAGAACGAGTTAATCCAGTTGATTTTTACCCAGAGCCAAACGCAACCACAATAGAAAACTGTAATTATATTTTTATTAAACGCTATATTAGTCGATTTGACTTAATCAATGAATATAAAAATAGACCCGATGTACTTAAAAAAATTGATAAATTAACTTCAGAGTCTACAAAAATTACTGACGCTGCTGAAAAGCGTACTGACTTAGTTGTAAGTATGGAAAATGAAGAAGGTAGCACAAAAAACAATGCTCAAGGCTATATGAATGAAGGGTCTTTAGTTCCCTCCAATACGACAGAAAACATTGTTTTATGGGAGTGTTATCTTAAAGACGACACTGTTCTTGTGCCATTAGATAAAGATTCTGGTCAAGAAAAGCAAATGAAAACAGAAGAGCGTTTTAAGTATCCTAACGGTCGATTAATTATATATTCTGAAAAAGAAATTTTAGATGATAAACCAATTGATTATCCTTTTGGATTTCCATTTGAAACATTTAGCCCTACGCAATCAGATAGCTTAGTAGGATTTGGCGATGTAGAGGACCTTTGTAGCACGCAAGATAAAATTATTGATGCATACTATAAGTTGCAGCAACTATTAATGAAATACAAATCTTTTTTAGTAGTGCAAGAAGAGTCTATACCTCGTAATACATTAGAGAAAAACTTTGATATTGTTTACAGTGTTCCTGGTAGTGCTGGTACGCCACCTATTTTGGTAACTAATAAACTCACACAAGATATACAGATTGTAAGACAGCATATTCAAGATTTAAAACAAGATGCATACAAGATTGCTCGCATTAATGAAATTATGCTTTCAGGTGAGCGTCCAGTTGGTGTTAATAGTGGACAAATGGTTAGAGACCTTATTGAGTCGCCAATGTCATCAATTAGAGAGATACAACGTAACTTTAAAATGTTTTTAACTGGTATTAGCAATAAAGCCGTTACATTAATACAATTATACTACAACCAGCCTAGAATTATACGTATGGCAAGTGGCAGTCAATTTGCATCTATGCAGCCAGATGAAATGGGCCAAATGCAAATAAATATATATGACAGAGATATGATTACTAATGAGTTATTAGCTATCGACACAATAAAAAGTGACTTAACACTAGGTGAATACGAAGTAGAAATAACTGCTGGTTCGTCACTACCACAATCTCAGTCTGCATTGGCAGCAACAACATTACAGTTGGCCAATCAAGGTATTTTTGGGGACATTAATGACCCTGACGTTAAAGAGCTAATACTTCGCACATTAGATTATCCAAATTACAGAGCAATTATTAATAAACAGAAAGAACAAAGAGACGAAGCAATGCAGGTTCCAATACCTGAGCCTGATTTTAATAATTATATTAAAAACGTAAATATGTCTTTAAAAGATATTGTTGAATTGATATCTGTTCTTCCTGTAGAGCAACAAGCATCTGCAATTAATACTATAACTGAATCTTTAGGACTTAATCAGCCAGTAGTTCCTCAATCTCCTTCTAGTGAATATCAGACTATTGATACTGCTGGCATACCTTCATATATAACTGGTATAGGTTAATGTTAAGTGCTGAAGAAAAATATAAAAGCTATG